TCCCGACTATTACCGCAAAGGAATAGAAACGACTGATTATATCCAGTCTCACTCAATGAATTACCTGGAAGGCAATATAATCAAATACGTTACCCGATATAAGGCCAAAGGTGGCGTCTTGGATCTCAAAAAGGCCGAATGGTATTTAACCCGACTGATTAAACAAGAGGAGAAAAATAATGAGTGAAGTTGATTGGATTACTAAAGAGCAACTTGAAATAGCTCGCAATGAAGCAGAGAAGATATTGGATGAGTTTTGCGACTATGACGATGGGGACGAAAAGTGGTGGAGAGAAATTGAAATAGGCAAAGAGTTTTTTGATATTGAGTGCTTTCAAGAGGAACGTAAAGGAACAATATATTGTTCTGTATATCCTACTATCCCTTCTGAATGCGGGTCTTTGAGATCAACAGACGGGCAAAATTGGCTACGTTTATTTACAAGGGAGGAAAGCTAATGAACAGAGATTTATTTGAGGAGCTGTGGAAAGAAACAGAAGACGTTTTTGAAGGCTTACAGACCATAGAATCAAAGACTTTAAATAGGCCGGTCAAATATTACGTTTTTCCCTACAAAGACGGAGTGCCTATTATTACTCTCCACGATGATGAGTGGCGCATAATGTCAGATAAAGTGACACACAAGCGCGTAATAGGAGAGATCATCAACAAAATAACAGAAAACCTATAAATGTTACACAAAGGTAAGTTTCCTTGCTCCCCATTGTTTCATTACGATTCGGACAGTTGCGGGACGATTGAGTGGACATGGAAAACGACACCGCCAGAAGCGATCTACTGGAAAACGCATAAATGTAAAAAGAAGGACGTTAGAGTTCTTTCCAAAGTTACCAAAGAACAACGTAAACTATTAGCTGATAATATCTACAAACATTACATTGATAGTGAACACCCTAAAAAGATTAAACAACCAAGAGTGAGAAGATTATGATTAGAAAAAGATGTTACCTGGACGAACCACAAGCAAGAGCCGTAGTGCAGATATTTAGAAGAAACCAATTAAGCGACTTAATTGTATTTTTAAGAGTAATAAATCGGTCTAAACGACACGCCTACCAATTAGGTATAGATTGCCCAGAAGATACTTTTGCTCGTTTATCAGCTAAGCTACAAGACGTAAGCATTACGTTAGTGGAAGAAGACGAACAGGCAATAAAGTCTATTCAATGGGAGACCTATGATGATTGATAAAGAAAAAATGCAGAATTGGTGTCTGCTCTGGGAAAATACTAGGCCGGAAGAAGGAATGGTTATTGAGATTCAATAACCACAGCATCTTCTACCTCTAGTAAAGGTTTAAAATCTCCAAGCAGTTTCTTTATTCTGTCTTTAATCTCTATTTCGCTGAGAGAATCAAGCGTTCCAGTACGAATCTCTTTTCTTTCAATATACAAACCGGCCGCACGCCCTCGTTGAACTTCAGCAGAAACGGCCGCCGTTAAGTTACCTTTATCTATTGCTTGATCTCTTATCTTCGCCAATTCTTTAACGTGCCTGCCAAAAGTAACCTCGTACTTTTTATTCACTTCTGCTTCTAACTCTTGAATGTGTTTAACCACCAAAGGGTACTTTCTTGGGTTAAGTAACTCAGACGCACGAACTCTAGCAGAACTTTCTGCGTACCCGGCATCTAAGGCACATTCGCTTTGCGTTTTACTGCCGTCGTTATAAACGTACTCTTTAGCAAAACGAAGTTGCTTATCGGTTAAGTGTTTTTCGTTTTGTCCTGAAATGTTTCCTGAGATTCCTTTTGGCATTGTACCTTCCCCCAACGTTCAAAGAGTTGGCTTTCCATATTCCAGAACCAACCTTCGTAGCATTTATTATCAATCATTAATCGCAGTATATACCAAAGTAATTAACAGTACACCCACCTTACCTACATAACCTCAAACGCACCTCACTCAGGTTATGTGTAAACCCTTATAGACACTAGGTTTCTAGCAAAACGCACCTCAAAACAGAAAATTCTGTAATATTTTTGTACTTACAGATACAGTTTTTTCAAAAACTCAGGTTCAGGTTATGTATAGGGAAACTAACATTGTTGATTTAGTAGGGGTTCCCACATAACCTCAACCTTACTTCTGCAAGAATCTCAGGTGCGTTTTATAACAGATTGTTGATTTAGCAGGGGTCCTTGGTCCTTCGTCCCCCGTCCTCTCAGGTGCGTTAGTAGTTGACTCGTCTTATAATCTATGTATACTGTCTTATAGATAACAGGAGAAAATGAAATGAATATAAGTTTATATCAGTTTGAATTACAAGAAGCGATAGCTCTGTATTTAAAAAAAGAGCACAACATTGTCCTCGACACCAACGACATAGATTACACTTCCATTGAATACCAGGAGCGAGAAGAAGTGTTTAAAAAACACAAAAATGGCAGAGTCGTTAAGAATGAACACGGATACCCAGAGGTGGATTGGGAAAACTCACCCTACAAAACGAAGCACGTGTCTTTTGGCGAAATAGACGAAATATGCCTCAGTATTGTTAGTCGAGACGAACGAGAATGATTGATAACGAAGACATAATAAATTTGGTCGTGGCCTTATCCAAAGAAGACGAATGGATCAGAAAACAAATAGCCATACTTTTATTGAGCACCACTTTAAACTCCGCCGCCGCCGCAGAAACGGCCGGGTTTATCATGGGGTTAGTCGATGAAGAAAAAATCATGACAGGCTCCGCCAAAAAGCCCCACTAACACTTTTTACTGGGCTATACTAAGAACATGAACAGATATTGCGTGTGGTGTGATGAAGCCATCACTGAGACAAGAAAACAGAACAAACTGTACTGCTCTGACAAGTGCGTCGGGGACAGACACACGGCAGATAATAAGAACGAGGGTTTAGGCCCGGCAGAGTACAAAGACCACCCCAACGGAACGCGAGAGCAAGGAGTACCCGAAGGCGGACTGCCTTGGGAGATACAGTACACCCTTGACCTAGAAGAGGACTCCCCCCAGATAACGGAAGACCAAATGTACCTAACACAATGTTTAAGCTCTCTTCCTCTGGCCAAGTACAGCGATGGCTCACGTTACAAAACCAGAATTGGTGGAAAGTGGGAGTATGAGACCAACGGGTCGAGAGTTAAAAAGAAAGAATAGAATTTACCGTGCCAAGCGGGGAGTAATACTTGGAGAGTGCCAGCAGAAGGTGTGCTCTCATAAGAAAAACATCTGCGATGGGAGCCGTAGCGACCTTTGAACTGAGTTTTTATAGTCTCAGTCTCTCCCTAGGCTGTCTGAAGACGGCTTAAACAGCACGGTGATCCTTAAGGGTTTAACTTTCGTTAGGCCCTTTTTTGTTTTTTACGAGTGCGTGTTGTTTAAATCTAGCCGCCGCCGGGAGGACCCGCCAGTTTACTTGATAGACCGCGTTGCGCGCCTTTTTGCGCCATTTTCAAAGCAGACATTATGCCGTAAAGCGCAGGTCTACCCCCTGATTGGAAGGCTTTTTTCATTAAAGGCAGGCCCCCTTTTTGGAAAGCCGCCGACGTAGCCAAGCTCCCAAGGGCTTGTTGCCAGTTCTGTTTACCTTGGGCCACGTTCATTCCTGTACCCACCAATGCTTTTTGCATGGAATCAAGACCAAGACCTTTGCCACCCATGAGTTTACCCATGGCCGTTTGAAGGGCTATCTGTTTAAAAGCCTTCTTTAAAAAGGCTTGAGGATTCTCCGCGTTCTTTGCCCCTCTTATCAAAGCCATGCCCATCATGAGTCCTTTAGTGCCGGGGTTAATCTGTAGCGCACCCCGGATAATTTTACCGGGTAAGGAGTTTCTAAGCTTCGGACCGAGCGTGCCGCCAAAGATCCCTGTTTCTGGTTGAAAAGGTGAGGGCGCTGTAGGACTTAAAGAACCAATCCCCATGTCCATTCCCATGTCCATTCCCATACCCGCGTACTTTTCAAGAGTTGCCAAAGGGGATTGTTGAGCACGGCCTTCTACTTCTTCAACTCCCTCGTGGTATTTACTTTCTCCTGTCGAACCACCTGTTGTTGTACCATAACCTGGCAAACTAAATTGTGTAGTAGAACCACCTGTAGTAGATGGATTATATTGTCCACCAGGAGCGTTGTAATCAGAAGCTTTTCCGGGTAAGCCAAAGTTTCCTGGGCTAAATCCTCTACCAATCATGCTCGTTGCCCAATCACTACCAAAATTCATGCCCCTAATTCCGCCACCACCGTAGCCTTTACCACTAAAGTCTGTCCCGAAGCTGGGCCTGTTGAGGTCAACAGGAGGCATACCGGCTTGACCCGTGTATTTACCGTTTAAAAACTCATAAACAGGACCAAAATCCTCTTCGTCGGCTCCGCCTCCGCCGCCTGCGGATACATCTATATCAAAAGATCCTGACATTATGTATTCTTCCTTTTCATGGTAGGAGATTCTATCACAGAATTATATTGTTGTACTTGTCTTGGCCTATAGCCTTGGTCCACCGTCCGTAAGACAATTAACTTCCGCTCTATGGAAGGCAGGGTGTTCCAATCGCGTATCTCTAATGCCGTTCGTCCACAGCCCTTACACGTATCGTCGCCCCATTGAGTGGTCGAGCATATCCCGATGCAAGGATTATCCGCTAAGCTCTGCGAATCGCCTGTAATGTCCACGGCTCTTACCTGCCCTGACCTCGGTATCTTTTTCGACCGGGCTTCATTATGGAATTTCTGGAGCTTCCTTGCGTCGTGCGTTTTGGAGTGGAAGTGTCCGAGTTCCTTCCGCGTTTATCTCTGGAGTTGTGACTGGGGCTCTTTCTCACTTAGAAGAATCTCTCGAGAATTTTTCGCGTAACCAACCAAAGTACGAAGACATGCGTTGAGTAACGTTCGACCCGACGGTTTCGTATTTCGGCGGTTTTTGCTTTGTGTAAGCGCCAGAATAAATTTCTTTACCTTCTTGCTCCGCTGCATCTTCCACCGGTTCCCATGCTTCGTCAATATCCTTGGTCCTTGGATCATCGCCAACGTATCGACCCTTCTTGGTCCTTGCTCTCTTTCTTTCTTTTTTCATTTGTAGTTTCTCCCGTAATCTCCGTAATTCATAATTAACCCCCCGGCTTGATGGTAAGTTGGTGGTTCTTCGTCGCTGAGCGGGGTATCGGCTATAAAAGATTCCAAGAATTGCTCTCCTTTTTCTTCGTCTTTTTTTATAAGATCTTGAATAAACTGGACCATATTAACAGTCATCTCATTCATTTCTTTTTCATCCCAATGTAAGTCTTTCGGTGGGCCTTTTGGTAACTGTTCTATTTCAAGATTGTACTCTTCGAGTAAGTCCATTTCTGCTTTAGATAAATTTTCTACATCAGATAAATCTTCTTCTAACATATTTTCCCATTGTTCCCGCGTCCACCATATACCGCCTATTTTTGTGCGGCCTTTGGATTCCTGATACTCAAGAAAATCTTCCAGCATTTGTGGCGAAGTTGGGTCTTTCCCCGAATCGCTTAAACTTTCAAAGTAGGCTTCCCTACTGGCATTTGGCCCTGCTGGAGGTCGCGCATTTAATATGCCTTTAGCCTCATTCTCTTTCCCTACTTGAGAAGGACTTAAAACCTCTCCTTCTTGTGTCATTTGATTAAGCTTAGTAACGTCCTCTTGTGCTTGTGCAATTTTAGCCGCTTCAATCTCCGACATCTCCCCGATCTCTTTACCCAACAGACTCCCTATACCTGCGCTGCCTCGTTTGCCCATGGGGTAAAGATTTAGAAAATCAGCTACTAACTTTTCGCCCACCTCTGGCGACGCATCTTGCATCTGATATTTTAATTTGTATAACGCATCCAGCTCGTCTTCCATTGCGTCTAATTTCAGCTCGTAAGCATCTTTAACTTCTTTTGAGGACTCGCTAAAAAGACCTTTTTGCTGTCTTTCAGGGTTGTCTTCATAAAGCAACTTACTGATTTGTTTAATTCGTGCTTCTACTTCTTCTAAAGTCATGGTCTTAGTTTAGCCTAATATCCCAATAAGGTGAATATCTTTATATCGTCGGTCTTACCCTTGACTTTAATGGGGGGTAAGACGGATAACGTGTGAGTGGTTTTCTTGCAAGTTGAGTCTCCTATGAGTATTGGGACTTTTACTTCTTTGGTGCTGGACTCAAGGCGAGCCGCTAAATTTACACTGTCCCCAATGCAAGAGTAATCGAATCGAGTGTCGCTGCCCATGTTGCCAATAGTGGCTTCTCCGGAGTTAATGCCTATGCCAATTTCAATGAATTCATCAATGCCCTGTTCTTTTAATTGCTCGTTGGCCTTGGTCATGTTTTCGATGATCTGTTTACCTGCGTTAATGGCTGCATCTTCGTGGCTGTGTAAGTCCAAGGGCGCGTTAAACACCGCCATCATGGCATCGCCGATAAACTTATCCACCATGCCACCGTATTTTTGGACCGCTTCCACTTGTTGCGTGAGCACAATGTTAATAATTTTTGTGACTTCCGTGGGGGTAAGTCGCTCTGACATAGCCGTAAAGCCCCTGACGTCTGTGAATAAGTAGGTGCAGTACCGTTTCTCTCCTCCCAATTTAAGTAAAGAGGGGTCTTCTTGCAAACGCTTGATTTGACGAGGATCCAAGTAGTGCTCAAATTGTTTCTTTATCTGTTGTCGTAGTTTGTATTGTTCTCTGAAAAGCAGATAGAAAGCGGTGGACCCGGTTATGAATTGTGCCATTAAAGTCCAAGTAACGTCTATTAATACCCCTTGTTGCACGGTCCAGTACCCGTACACGACTGTAGCCCCCATAAATAAAGCGGCATAAGCTATCCCCATTGTTATCCCCAGACCGTTGAGCAACAGCCAGACAAACAAAATAGAAGAAACTAACAGTATGAGTTCTACCGCCAATGCGTAATCGGGCACGTAAGGACTGTTCTCTATTAAGATACTCTCGGCTAGGGCCGTTTGTATTTTGTGCGGTTCTAATAGCCCAGCAGGTGTGGACAGTTGAGGCATCACCCCGTTAGCCGTGACACCCACAATGACAAACTTATCTTGCACGTTCATTTCTTGGAGCGTGGTCGAAGGGGTATTCACGAAACTTATCCACTTGCGTCCTAAAGAATCTACAGGTACTGCTGGCAGGCCTCTTACTCGTATTTCTTCAAGACCATTATCATTCGTTTTGATAACGTAGGTGTCGGCCCCGGCTAGAATTTTTAAAACTTGAGTCCCAAACGCTGGTGTCCAGCCGTCAGGCGTACGCATCAACAAAGGTAAGCGTCTGGTCAATCCGTCCACGTCAATAGGAGCAGAAGAGATACCTTGTTCGGCGTTGTCTCTAAGAAGTTTTATGTTTTGTGTGGAGCCGTTTAACATTACCCCGCCCACGTCTTCACCTAAAATAACGGTCCCGGTTGTGGGTGGGAACTGCTGGTTGTTGGTTTCAAACATGGCCAGAACGCTTGGGTGCAGACTAAGTGCTTCTGCAAAGGCTTGATCCCCTCCAAACCGATCCGGTTCACTGAAAGATATAACGTAGCCTACTCCCATGGCGCCACGTTCCAGTAACTCCATGTGTATTTCCGCGAGTCGAGCCCTAGGAAAAGGCCAGCCTCCTTCTTGCTGTACGTCTTCTTCGGTTATGTTCAACGTTACAAAGTACCCGGAAGGCTCTTGGTCCTTGATCCCTGCATCAAATACTTTTAACTTTAGTATCTCAAGGGCGGACCAATTAAAAAGTAAAGGTATGCTTAATAGGACGAGTAGCCCTATTAAAGTTAAACGTTTAATCATACTGAGCAATGGTCAGAGTTTTAGTGCAACCGCTTACACAATTATAAGTGGCTGTAAAAGATTTATCGTTAGCTCCTGATTGTGTTACTCCTACGTTGTAGTCGTCAGTGTAAAAATTAAGTCTGGCCGTGTGATCCCCTGAACCCGACTGGTTTATAGAGGCTGTCCCATTGTCTGCATCGGAATACCACCATATATCTGCGTCATGTGCTCCGCTTCCAGATTGAACAATGGTAGAAGAATTATTGTCAGCATAATTATAGTTATAGATGTACGCATTGTGGGCTCCTGTGCCTGATTGTGTGATAGTGGAGTCTGCATCGTCTCCAAAAGCGTACATTTTAGCGTATTTACTATTGCCTGTTTGGCTTATTGTGTAGGCATTGTCGTCCCCCGCCATTAAAACTATGCCAGTATTTGAATTACCGTTTTGTGTTATGACCCCTGCATTGTCATCCTTGTCTAAATCTAAGTACCCGTAGTTGTTATCGCCAGTTTGTGTAATGGTGAACACATTGTCTGTGTGATTAGACCATTGTGAGTAGGCTTTAGCCGTGTTTCCGTGGCCTGTGCTGGTTAAATTAATCACCGCCCTGGTGCAAGTATGGGTGCTGTAAACTCCTCCACTTAAACCACAAAAAACCGTAGCGTTATTGGTGTAGCCCACTTGTTTTACATTGATAACTGAACTGGTTCCTTTGTGCTGTATGTTTATGGCATTGTTGCCAGCAACCAAAGGCAGACTAATCAGACTGATTAATAATAATCGTACCATCTCCTCCTCCGTTTACTGTTATATCTATTAACTTACCACCTGACAGTATTGTTATGTTGTAAGCACTTATTTTAGGTATCTGTAAGTCTACTGTGTTCTCTACGCTTCTGTAAAAGGTTAACATCTCGCCTTCAACAAAAGAATACGTCTGTGCTTTTGCATCGTAACCTGCTGTGATTCCTTCTATGGTTACGTCCCCTATCTTAGATACTTCATTTTCCCCTTCTATAAAAGCCAATAAATCCATTAAAAAATCCACTGAAAGAAGATCAATGCCCAATCTGTCTATTTCTAGTTCATCTTCTTCCAACTCGTCTTCATCAAAGTTTTCTTCTAAAAAGTCCACGTCCAATACGTTGGTGCTTTTTGTTCCTTGTTCATCAACGGCTTGTTCTATTTTGTCCGGTGGATTTATTATAAGAAGGTTATTAATCAACCCTAACGTCATGTTTACTAAAGTTACTGGTTTAGTGGGGGGTGCTTCAGAAACGCTTACCATAGTCGCTTGAAAAGGTTTATTAAGGATTTCTGTCCCTACTGCGGTCTGTACCGTTATCTCCCCTGAACTTGTGCCGTCTTCATTGGGCAATAGAATGATAAGACTGCGACCTATTTCATCAACGGTTGTGGTGAAGTCCGTTCCTCTTATTCCAATTGAAGCAGAAGGGGTACGGATTTTAATGTTTTGTTTATCTATTAACCCAAGTTTCCCTGTTATGAACCTAGCAGTACCACTGGCCATTCGTAAAGACAGTTTTGATTTAGAAGGATTGGGGTCATAGATGTATTCATCCACTATAATCTTAGAGTGCTCAGTTAGTTTAAGAACCGAATCATCCAAGAAAGTAAGAGCCATACGACCATTACCTGTTCGCACATCGTCATTACTAAAAATGCCCAAAGCTAATTCAGCCAATAGCTTGTCCCCCTCTGACTGTCTTAAAATTTCTCCGTTGCCTCGCAACTCGGAGATCTCTCCTATTTCTGCGTAAAGAGAACTAGATAGTAAGGCTACTAACAGCCACTTGTGCATTGATCTAGGTTAATAACTCCCGAAGTTGAGACCGCCGTAAGGACAATAGTATCAGTTACTCCTGATGCTGCTGTCGTTTGGTCTATGTCTATGTTGTTAGAGTCACCAGTTAAATCAAATGTAATGCTCTTATCGGCTGTACCTATCTGTGTTACATCAATGTCATTCGTATTGCCATCAATGTCCCAGTTATTTATACATCCAATAACGTCACATCTGCTGTTAA